TCTGGTGAGTGGACTGGGATAGTTACCATATCTTGCTTTTCAGAAAATCCAAGCCAAAACTTTTTTACGGATTCTTCGGAAATCATTCTTCCGTTGTAGTAACGCATGGCACGAGGAGACTCAAGTGCTTGCTGATTTAGACGCTTAACTAAGACTTGGTCAAACTGTGTGTATTCCTGCTTAACGACTAAAGCCTTGTTTACGATCTGCTCAATATCAGTTTCAGTTTCTTTTGACTTAATGTAGCGAACTGACTCAAAGTATGTGCGACTAGAAGTGTGCATTACAAATTCTACAAGGTCTGCAATTTTCTGACATGAGAAACAAAAGAATGTTCCATTTACCTTGTCGATTTCTCCAGCAGGCGAACGATAGTTGTTGTGGTATGGGCAAAAGATAATGTAGTCAGAGTCTACTTCTGATTCAATATTGATGCCTGAGCCTGTGAGGACTCTTTTAATTTGTTCGGCTGTGTATAAATCACTGTTGTGCCGTCTATTCCCACTACGCATTCTATCTTCTTCTTTCCTACATATGTTCCGTATATCGATATCTTAAATGTAAATGTTTCTGTCTTCTTGTTATATTTTATTGTAAAGTCTGGGTCAATGTCAAGTCTTACGGCATATCCAGATTCTCTCATTTGTTGCTGGAGAAGCCTGGTATACTCTACCCTTAACCTACCAATCGCTGAGTCATCATGGATCTCTCCATTAAAATAAAATCGTTTAATAGGTTTATGGTGTAAATCAGCCATACTCTATTATACAATTTTATTTAATTATCTTCGTAATCCTTGTACTTGTACCAGCCCTTATCAAAGTCTACCTGAACCAAGAACTCGCCCATAAATCCATTACGGTTCTTACGGAATACGCACTCAAGGATGTCTGAATTTGTAGCACGACCCAGAGCAAGTACCCAGTCAGCATCGTATGCAATCTGTCGTGACCATGCGGTCTGACCAAGCGTAGGAACTGTGTCTAGTTTGGTAACATCGTCTGGTGTAGCGGACGAGATGGCAATAATCGGTATCTCTTCGCTAATAGCCATAAGTTTTAGTTCACGAGATAGGTTCTTCATACGTACCGTCTCATTGTCCGACTTCTGGTTTGGTGACATCAATTGCAGGTAGTCAACAATGACTAGGTCTGGCTTATACTGGTCAATCTTACCCCTAATAACGCTTGGCGTTACGTCTCCACCAGTATCGTTAGAAATAATGTGGAACTCTGGCTTGCCAGCAAGTTCCTTTGAGTGCCAACGCTTTAGGTCATCAATCTCTACCTGACCGTTGCTCAACTTACGATGTGACCAAAGACCCTCACCCATGATAGCAAACACACGGTTACGAACTTCTGTCTCACTCATTTCAAGAGAGATGATTAGTGGTGACTTGCCTTGCTTCCATGCCTGTACCGCCATGTAAAGAGCAAACCAAGACTTACCAATACCTGGATAGGCTAGGAAGACCCCCAACTGTCCTGGAGTAATTCCAGCAGGTAGGTAGTTGTCAAATCCTGGCAGACCAGTCTTAATTCCAACAGAGCCTAGTGCCTGCTGTCTTGCAAGGTTTTCAAAGTACGATACTGCAGAGTCAAGATCGGTTGCATCGATGTCACGGATAACTGCTGTGTTCTTTTTAAGTTCTGATGTTTTAGCAATAATTGTTTCTAGTGCGTCTGCACTGTGACCAGCCTGCACGTCAGCAGCAGCGGTCCTAAGAAGTTCCCTAACGCTATCATTGAGAAACTCTTGCTGAAGTTCTTCTAGGTGATACTTTGTAGCACCAATGCCTTCAACAGGGGCAAAGTCACGAAACTTCTCTACAACCAAAGATACTGGTGGTACTGACTGATTTGTCTCTGAATAGTTGCGAATAAACTGCCAGATATCCTTGTGGGTACGCAACAGATTCTCTACGTTTGCCTGTAGCAATACGTGTACTTGCTTATCCTGCAGTACCGCTGAAATTAGCCTTGACTCTACATTACTCATTTAACCACTCCTTAGCCTTTCTACGGCGTTCGGCTCTCTCCTTGTTATCTTGTTCTAGTTGTTCACGCTTATCAATAATTTCGTGAGCATAATTTGCGAAGTACTTCCATGTTGGCTTTTGTGCAACATTGAAATAATATTCTAGCAGATCGTAGCAGAAAGGTAAAGTGTACGATTCAATCAGGGCATCTGCAGCCCATTGTTCTACATTTAGATTTAGTAATGGCTTTGCCTCAAACTTTTGAGTATGTAGTTTAGAGTACCTGGAAAGCAAAGCCATACGGTCTTTGCGGTCTGCCATTACTTACTTTCGATCTCGCCCTGTGCTTCGGCAACCTTCTCCTGAAGTTTAGCCTCAACAAATGAGTAGACACGCTCAAAGGCATCGTTTGTGTTTTCGCCCTCACGCTTGCTGTCTGATACAGATAGGTCAATTCGCAGTGACTGGAAATTGCCTAGGTTTAGAGTGTATCCAAGTCCAACGGATACCTTAGTTTCTTCGTTATTCATACCCTGTTCCTTTCAAGAACATTAAATTGATTCAGACCAGATGGGGATAAATCGACCATCTTCAGTCTTCGTATATGTAAGTATACCATCGCCCATACGCCTTGTCAACTCTTGTCTTGTAGGAGTTATGTCGTTCGTAATGAGCCTGTCATTTCTTGGTCTACCAATATGGTAGGAAGCCAGTATATCACGAATCTCAAAAACTTGCGACTCTGAATAATAACTTCTTACCTGCCAGCCTGTGTTACCGCCCTTTTGAGAGCCTGTAGGATGTGGAATAACTCCACGTTTCATTAGTTGTGGCATGTATTTCTTGTGTCTGTTTACAAGATCTGCTGTTTCTCCAACTGTATAGGCACGTTCACGGTTCTTCTTAAAATCATTAATAAGACAACTTTCAATCCTATCTTCATTAATATTATAAACAGACATAATACCATTAGACTTATTCAGATGATGAATGCGAACAAGGTTACCATTTAGAAACCAAACCTTTTTGCTACCAGGAATTACTGGCTTATCATTATATTTAGCGTCAGCGATGGTACTAGCCTTAGTTGCCATTGTTACCCCTAAGCGATTGTGCCAACTGCAATAACGTGTACGTATAGATTTCTTACCGTGCCAGGACTTGCAAATCTAACGTTTGCCTTACAGCCAGCCTTTGTAATATTAGAAATTGTAACAATAGCAGATCTTGAAGCATCTGTAATTTCTCCAAAGATAACTGGTGTTGCTGTTACAACTGGTGGACCATCGAATGCGATTCCAGAAAAATCAATTGTTGCCTCACCCTTGGTGTCTACAGAAACGTCTTCTGATGGAACGCTAACCTTAAAGGTAGAAGCAAAGAATGATGTATTTGCTGTTGACTTTTGTGAAACTACAGTTTTAGATTCTGTAGGTTGGATATAGGTCTTACCCTTTCTTTGATCTACTGCCTTGATTAAATCATTAACAGCATTGGTAAGATCAAACAAAAAGGCTGCGTCGATTGGCTGACCTCTTGATGGTGTTGGTAGTATTTTAGCCATAGTGTTACCATTATACCATTAAACTATACATCTATGCCAACAAATAATACCGATTCTGGAAATAGGTCTGCTGGCGAAATAGGAACATCTGGGTCTGGGACTGTGTCTATTGGGAGTGTGGTGCCTGCATCTAGTCCACGATAGGTTGGAATTAGAACTGCCACATCTGCCTTGTTTTTACCAGATGGCATAATGGTTGAAAAGTTTGTGTTAGATGTTTCCTGCATAAATGTCCAGGGATCAATTGTGCTGTTGCTGTGGAATCTTACATAAACGTGAAACTTCTTGACAAACAGTACCTGGTCTTGAACTAGACGGTCAACGTTCCAAGTCATTGAAAGAACATTTGAGTTGATTCCTGCATCCCATTCAGATGTTTCTAAAAGTATGTCTTCTGCATGAACATTTGTTAGTATTTCAAATTTTTGTGACCACCTAGACGACAGCCTTCCATCCTCTGAAATTACACGATACCTAGCAAAATAAACATTGTTACCACCATTTTCTGGTGCATTAATATCGTCTGGAATATAGAATACGTCTGGCAGGTCCTTGGCAGGTATCCTAACGTATTTTCTATCTGCCATTATACATCCACCGCAAATCTAAACTCTACGTAGTTGGTTGAGTTTGGAGACTTAATAATTGTTCTGGGTTGATTATTTTCATTATTGTTTACAATTGTGTACCCAGTCATTCCGTATAATGGATTTTCTGTAGATACATTTTCAAATCTTAGCCCATCAAGACATACGTAGTATAGACCACTTGGCTCGTCATCTGCATCTAGAACGCTTGCGTATACCTTTACGTTCTTCACCAAATCCCAAGAGAATCCTGCTGACTTTGTTAGTTCTTCAATCTTTCTTGTAACAGCAAAATAACGGTTCTTGCTTAAATCTGCAACAATAACATCATTATTTGGATTAGATGGAAGTCCTGTTGTGTTAATGTCATACAGATCTACTTCAAAACGTGCGTACTGTCCTTCGTCATAGGTGTCATTTGAAGTAAACTCAATTAGTACCCTGACGTTGGTTGGAATGCTTGTTAGTTCAGGGTCTTCATTTTTAGACACAACAGAAAAGGCAAATCTTAGTTCGTCAATTACTGAGTTGCTGTCGAAATTAAATCTGGCATTTGTTAGGTGAATGTGATTAGACTTGAGTGTGTCTCCGTCTGTCCATTCTGGATCTACAGTCAGAACACCAGTTGTGGAATTTGCATCAAGTTTAGCAGAGTTACCAGCCATAAAAATTGTGTTGTCTAAAAATCTTGGCTGCTCAAATCTTTTTGTTCTGTAATCGCTTAGGAAGATGCTGTTACTTGCAGGTGCTTGAAAAACCAATTGTCCTCCAGTAGCCTGGTCAGAGATGCTGTTGCTTGCACCGCCGTCGTCTAGTTTTCCAGAAATAATAGGAATAGACGTTGCAGCATTAGTTGTTGCTGAGTGATAAGCCCATCCCTCATTTGCAGAAAATGAGTATAGGGTTCTGCTGTCTGAGTTTGATGCAAGTGGATTTGATTGAGCAGAGAATACTCCAATCTCACTAATTTCGTATCTGTCTGCTGTAGGAAGTTCTGCAGTAAGAACAACCTTTGCCAAATTATCTTCATTAACAAAACCACGAGAAATAATTGGCACACGAATTGTTTCAAAGTCTAGTCGCTCTTTGTCTTTAAAGTTTGGATATGCAAACCCAGTAACGGATGTAGACGAAACTGATCCAGACAAAGTGGTATACGAAAAGGTATCGGTTGTAACTGCAGTAATAGTAAAGGTTCCGTCAAATGGAGTGCCAACATCGATAATGTCTACTACTTGACCCACGCTAAGTCCGTGATTAGTGGATGTTAGGGTTGCAGTAGTGCCAGTCTTGGCTTTATTGCTAATTTCAAACTCAAGACCTTTTAGTGGTTTTGCACCACAGCCAATAGCAATATAGGAGGCATAGGCTGGTGCTTGACCAACCAGGTATTTAGCCATAATGCTTTTTCCAGTATTTGTAATCATAAGTATCTCCTCTATTGTACCATTAACTGTCCTGGATTTCTCCACCAGCAAATAGTTCTACCTGAACAACAAACCCATCCTTAACGTTATCTACGGCAACAATTAGATCTCCAGTTGATGGGTCTAGCGTAATTGCTCCATCTACGGAATACTGTCCTATCTTTAATGCTGAGGATAGTTCTGTTTCCTCAAAGGTTCCAGATAGTGCAAGAATCTTCTTTGGGCTATATGTAAAGTAGATGTCTGATATGTTTTTGATTGGTTGGTAGGTAATGTTTTGTCCAAGTACCGTTTCGCTTCTACCCAAATCCATCAATTCAAAAATAGACAAATCTTCAAATAGTTCTTCAACTATTGAGGATTCTGAGCCTGTGGCTTCTTCAGTAACAATGTTTCCTGGTATAGATATTGATATAGGAAGTTTATTTTTTGACGACAGACTAGACGGCTGCTGCGTATCACTACTGCCAGATGTTGCAGGAATTGCTGATTGACCCTTGCCTGCATTTACTGTTAGTTGATAGTCTCCGTCAATCAGTGTACCGTATTTACCCAAACCAAAACCAGGACCCATATATGGCATACTAAACCACCTCACTCAAGTATACAGACATTTCTGGACCATTGTTTGTCTTACTATATTCGATTTGATATACAACAAATCTAGAAGTAGACGGTGCAATCTGATCTATGCCGTTTTGGTCTTTCATATCAATACTAACAATGTCGCCAAGTTGTATTGTTGGCATTGAGAAAACATTAACACCAATAGACTTTCTTGGTTTCATAATCTTGCCTACAATCCATCCCATTAAGCCGTTAGCCATATCCTGGTTTTGAATGTATCGTGACTCCAAGGTAAACTCTTTCTTACCATAAGCCGAACGACTATTTCTAATTCTATTATACTCCTGTGCCTCTTTAAGTGGAGACTTAATTGGTGCCGAGCCAGTTGGGGTTTGTGGGTCAGACAGGCTTGACCTTAGCGAGAAGTATTCGTCTACGGTAACTTCGTGTGTAGATTGCTGAGTAAATGTTACACCCTGAATTCGTAGGTAGTTACCGCCAGAGCCGTCAAGAACTAGAACCGAGTCTGTTGAATTAAAGATCATAAATTCTGCAGAGTATGGTCCAGGCAGGAATCCAGAAACCACGTAGCCTCT